AAGAGGTCAGTAGACTTATGAAGAAAAGAACTGACCAATCTACAGAGTTAGCTTTACTCTTAAATAAATCACTAAACATAATAAAGAGAGGATATTAAATGAGTGATTATACTTTAGAAAATATAGACCTCAATAATGAGAATAATCCAGAGTGGGGTAACTATCCACCTAATGACTTAGATGTAGCCAAGTGGCATTACTTCGAGGGTGTCAAAGGTGGATTTAATCCTAAGCCATTGCAACTGTGTTGGGTTAGGTTATTTGAAACTCATGGAAGTACCATACTAGAAGAGAGTTACCATCTAGGTCTTTGTGTTGAGATGTTTAGAGAAGAGTACGATAGAGAACTTTCATCTAGTAAACTTATAAAAAATTATGAGAGAAAATTTACTCGTTTCATTGACCATGATGGTTACATAATAGGAGATGGAAGTGGTACTGAAGAATACCAATGGAAACCTTGTATATCAGAGTTTCAAAATTGGGGAGATGCAGTTAAATGGAAAGCCATAAGAAACTATAATAAGACAAGAATTGAATGGGAGAAAAGCCAAAGAGGTGGTTACCATTTAGTTAAAGAAAGATGTATCTCTAAAATCAAATTAAAAAGGAGTGTATGAAATGCCAATGATTGAACTATTAACTATGTTGTATGAGTTAAGACTTGATGTTGAAAAGCAAATTACTTTTCATGGATATAAAGAAGATTACATGAAAAGAATTGATAAGATGATACAGATTGTCAAACCTTATGCAGATCAAGAGAATAATAACGAGGGACATTCAGAGGAGTTATTTGATGAACTTGATTGAATGGCTTAAATTATTTGTAGAGATACTAGGGTTTTACATGGCAATAGTATTTCTACTTTTTTTATATATAATCTTTATTTGAATTGGGGAATGATGCTCTCCTAAGAGAGGTCTGGTTAGTGCCTCTATCCAATGCTATGTCTCCCTAATACATGAGTTCCCCTACCTCATTAGTAATCGCTCTTGTAGGTGGGTAAAAATGTGCATCATGGCAATATACACCATTTAAGACATAGAAACTAACCAAATTATCTTGATTTAAGAGCCATACAGAGGCGAAACAATATCTTTGGGTATGATTACACCCTAGGATTTTACCACCCTCTGTATGGTTTTCTAATCAAAGGAGTAACACATGAAGAAAGAAAAAGAAAACAGATATGCTCTGATTGACCAACTTCCAGAGCAAACACAAAGAGACATTAGAGTTGGTATGCTTGTTCAATCAAAACTTGGCAAAAAGAAATACAGAAATGTATGGGTAGGTAGTGGTTGGATAAGTTTAGATGGAGATGACAGATTAACTTTTAGAGAGGCGAAGTATTAAATGATAAATTTTATAATAGATCATTCCAGACTTATAGTTGGAATATGTTTAATTTTGTTTGGTTTCAGCACTATCCCAGTATCTTTTGTTATACTGGAGACATCAGAGACTACTATTTCTTTAGCAACTTACTTTGATTATTTTATCTGGTCTGTTGCATCTGTATATATTTTATCTGGTGTTTTGTTTACCATGTTTGGTACTTCACTAATCGTGAATTATACAAGAGACTAAAAGTTAACTTTAACTTTTAAAAGTAAAAGGGGAGTTTTTACTCCCCTTTGTAACACATAATGAGTTTCCTCAAATATATAATTAGTCTCACAGAAGTTCTGTGTCAACCTTTATTCCACAAATTATAAAACTCATTAACTATCGTAGATAGCTTTCCCACCTTTTTACTATCCCCAAACCATTCTAATTCTTTATTAGATAATTTATTATCATCTAACAATTTTAATAATATTTTTTGATATTCACCACCTAGCTTGTCCTTAATATACTGAACACAACTCATCACTTTCATGCGACCTAAATTGTGAGAGAACTCAAATCCAGAACTTTTAGGCTTAATCATATAGCTTGTAGCTTTCACTCCCACCATTCCAGATTTATTATAATCGCCTTGTAGCTTGTCTAGTATCTTGTAATCAGAGAGCATGATAGTATCTGTTAGCAGTAGCGTATCTAGGATTGTTTGATCTACAACCCTCATTCTAACTTTATTTGTATTACCAACAAACTCTGGCTTTATCTTCCTATGGTCTCGTTGATAGAATTTTTTAGAATGGGATTTCATCTTTGTCTGGTTCTTCTATTTTTATAGAACCCTCAGTAGGTCTTGGTGCTAAAAATTTATCTCTTTCATAAAACTCACTAGTAGAAGAATATGTCGTTGTTAATTTATTAAATAACAAACTACATTGACCAATAGCACCCACCCAAGAAAATCTACACTTCCAAACTAATATCTCGCTGATATCAGAATAAGATGGATTTGGTCTATGAACTGTTAATCCAACATCAGCTTTAGCAAACCATGATGCACTTCCAGAAATATCATATCCTTTGGGTGGTGGTACTGTGCCGTCATCTCGTCTCATCATCTTAGTTGGGTGTGCAACAAACCAAATATGTATGCTATGTGCTTGTGCAAATACCCTTAACTTCGTAAGCATCTCAGATATCCAATCTGTTTCAGAGGTGTCTTGATCTCTGGCTATGTAGTTATAAGGGTCTATAATTATTCCTCTAACCCCATGCCTCATAACTGCAATCTTCATTCTAGTTATAATGCTATCAAGAGAAGATAAACTGCCATCAGCTTGATATAAAAAACTAAAATGTTTTTGCACAAACTCCTTTCCCTCTTTTAATTCTTCTTTTGACATACGCTTAGATACATCTCCAAAAAAGGGTTTCTCTAAATACTTACTAATCAATTTTGATATGTGTATTCTTGGCTCGTTCTCAAAAGAACATATGCCAAACTTCCAATTTTTTTCTTTTGCTATATTGACCATTATCTGATCTATGAACTCAGATTTACCAGACGAGGGGTGTCCTGTAACCACAGATAGCTGACCCTCAACAACAGTATAAATATCGTCTACATCTTTGTAACCTGTCGATATTCCTGTGCCTACACCCTTGTCGTAAATATCATCAACTTCCTCATAAAAATGCTCTGCATCATACAATCCACTTACTGGATAGGGTATTGGTCTCGTAGCTATCTCGTCTAATTTTTCTACACCAAACTTAACCAAAACTTCGTTGGCATCTTTACAACCCTCTGGGTACTCTATCTTCCAACACTTATCCTTGCCAACTCTTCTGGCTATCTCCTCAGCCATAGCTTGACCAGATTTATCATTATCCAATGCCAATATAATTTTATTACATTTATCTAGTTTTGATTTAGCGTTCCAAATAAACCTAAACTTTGTATCTTCTTGTGGGTCTATTTTTCCGTCTGTAACTTTCATTACAGCACCATGAGGAATAGAAACAACTTGGTTTAATCCAATCTCTTTAAAACTTAAACAATCTATTTCCCCCTCACAAATAATAACCCAATCCTTTTCCTCAACACTATCTATGTTATAAAAATTTAACGCTGAACCATGACTTGAAAATCCTTTTTGTGGGAAACTTCTCAGCTTTGCATATTCCATTTTGCCTTTGTTAAAGTATGGAAAAACTATGCAGTTCTCCTCTTTGTTAGTGCCAGATATAAATTGTTTCGTATATTTTAATCCAGACTTAATCGCAGTATCTTTTGATATGCCTCTGGATTTTAAATAAGTTACAACATTATTATCAATATCATTCCACTTCTTTTCTATTGTCTGGCTCAAAGGTTCTCTCCGTATAAATTTAAAATTGTCTTGCTTTATTTTTATCACTCCATCTTTTGAGCAATGCCAACAGTTATAGAAAATGCTTTTCTCTTCTACTTTTAATGATAGAGTTTTTATGTGCTTCTTTTTTCTAAGGTGGGTGCAGAATGGACAATTAACTTTATGCTGACCACTCCCTAATCTTAATGCATCATTCTTGATGCTTTCACTATTTTCCATTAATTTACTCCATGTGTTACAACGAAAAACATAATCATAAAATTATCCATAATCAAGATAAAAGTTAATTTTAACTTATAAGTTCAAGATGTTAAGTCTTCGTAATTTTTTGGCTGCCGGGAAATCTCAAAATGACAATTAAAATTCAAAACTTCTAGAACCCCCTTATACTAGTACTAGTATTATACTAGTCTAGTAGTTATAATATATATTATACTAGACTAGTAGAACTAATCTAGCTAGTGATGTCTTGAGGCATGATTTTGTATAAATTTTTTTAACTTCTCGCCAAGATGTCTGGCAATGATTGGTTTGCTCATTAATATTTCGTAAATAGATTTTCTAACATTCTCTGAATTTAAGTCAGCAAGATCACATACTTTTGTAAAGTCATCTCCTCTTATCCAAAGTCCTATGGTTATCTTTTCTTTGTTCGTGCCTAGATAACTATCAGAAATCGCTTGGCATATCACAAATCTCCATAGGCGTAACTCTGATGTGAGTTCTGGGTTGTTCCCTATCAATTCCCCAGAATATATGTTTCTGTTTAACTTGTCTGTCATTAACATATATCTTTCCTTGCATACAATCTAATATCACGCTTTCATCTAAATCTGGTCTCCTTGATTGATAATATATTTTTATCTCAACTTTGACATCAAGTTCAATAAGTTTTTCTAATTGTGGGCATTGTTCAGCAAATACCTTTACATAGTTCCTAGCTTTTTCTGATTTTATTACGCCAAATCTTTTTCCAAATTTAACGATTTTTCTGCTATTGCTTTTACTTGCTGGTTCTCCGTAAATAACAAATTTAGTTGATGGATAAATTTTATTTGACATAATGTTACTGCATGATATACATAGAAACTAACACATAGGAGTTTACATGAAGATTACCAATAAATTTGGGTTACCACAACCTTTTGTTGATTTTATTAAAAACGACAAGTATAGCAGAGGAGATGCTGATATATCAGTAACCTCACTTATTGATAGTCCCAGAGTTGCCTTGATGAGGCAAAAACACCAAGATGAAATAGAAATAGATGCAGTAGATCAGATATGGTCTTTGTTTGGAACTTCAGTTCATGCCATTCTTGAAAGGTCTGAGGACACAATGTTCTCTGAGACAGAGCAAAGATTGTATGCAGAGGTAAATGGTTGGAAATTTTCTGGTGCTATTGATAGGCAAGAGATAGATAAAAAAGATGGTAGCGTTAACATAGTTGATTACAAAGTTACTTCTGTCTGGTCTGTCATCTTTGGCAAAATAGAGTGGGAAAGACAATTAAATTGTTATGCCTACCTATGTGAGCAGAATTATCATGCAGTTTTCACACCTTTTTCAAAAGAAAAAAAGAAAGTAAACAAGCTAAACATATGTGCCATACTAAGAGATTGGAACAGAAGAGATGCTGAGAAAAAAGAGGACTATCCCAAAACACCAGTTGTGTTGGTAGATATACCTTTATGGACACCAGAAGAAAGAAAAAAATATATAAACGAAAGAATTTCTTTACACCAAAATGCTCAAATAAATTATGATCTGCATAATAAATTACCCCTATGCTCTGATGATGAGAGATGGAAAAAGAAAGACAGTTGGGCAGTTAGAAAGAAAGCACAAAAAAGAGCGTTAAGAGTTTTAGATACAAAGTTAGAGGCTATTGAATATGTCGAGTGGCATGAAAAAACTAATACTGCCTATATGCCTAAATATACTGGTGGTTATGAAATAGATTTTCGCCAAGGCGAATATAACAGATGCAAGGGCAACTATTGTTCCGTTGCAGATTTTTGTCAACAATACAACAAAGGAGTGAAAAATGGCAAAGAAGAAAACTAAAGAAACTGCAAATAAGTTAAAAAGAGCAAGAACTAGCAAAGGTAGATTTGTCGCAGATAATCCAGACACACCAGAAAACGAAGCTTTTGTTAAAGCTGATGTTAAGGTAAAGGCAGAAATAAAGAAAGCCTCAAAACCTAAAGTGCCAGTTTCTCATATAAGAGAGGCTACAGATAAAGCACAAAAGCCAGAAAAAGATTTTTTCTTAGTGAGATGGTTTAAGATTATTTTTGGAGTTAAATAATGGCAGAGATAAATGACAAACTAAAAAAACTTTTACAAGAGGTTGGAGAGATCGTTGATGTAAAAGATAGAAATAGTGCAGTTTGGTCTTTGCCACAAAATCAAAATGTTATGATCGTAAAGCACAAAGCACTAGAAAAGATATCTTCTCACTTGGGCATGTGGTTTGATGCACCAAAAATAATTGAAAGTGATACTGAAAAGAAAATAGTATCTTTGATTGTTCAAGGTTACATAGAAGATGGTAAGGGAAAAAATAGTGCTTGGTCTATTGGAGAGGTAAGTCAAGATAACTATAAAACTTATGCAAAGCAAAGCACCTACCCATACGCTATGGCTGAGAAAAGAGCAATCGATAGAGTTATCTTAAAATTATTAGGTGTGCATGGAGATTTTTACTCTGAGGAAGAGGCTGATGAGTTTAAAAAATCAGATCCACCAAAGTCAGACCCACCAAAAAAAGAAAGTTTTGATGGCAAGAAAGAGTTAGATAAACTTGCAGAAAAAGATGAAACTGTAAAAGAGATAAAGAAACACTTTCCTAACGCTGAGGTCGTTCCGTTCTTTGGAGATATAAAATATTTCAAAGATTTAAATGATGGAGAGCAAAAGATAGTTTCTGAAGAGGACTTTATAACTACAATGAAAGGTTTTGTTGAATTGTCTGGCAATGACTATGACAAGGCTATTAAGTTGTGGGAACTAAATAAAGAATTGTTTGATCTATACAAAGAAAAAGATAGTGAAAAGCATACAGATTTAATGAAATGGTTAAAAGACAATACTAAACAAGGAGAAAAATAATGTCTGAAGAAAATATAAAAGAATTACAGTATGAGCCTAGTGGTTCTATATTTACCAATGAAAGAAAAAGAGGTGCAAACGACCCAGATTATAATGGTTACATGAAGATAACATCTGAAGTCCTTGATTATTTGGTAGAGAAAAGAAAAAAGCAAGTCGCTTTGTGGGAAAAGAAAAACCCTAATATAGATTGGAGTACTGTAGATAAAACAAAAATGTTTGACCTAGAGTGCGATATGATCGCTTGGGGAAAGCAAACCAAGAGGGGAACTAATTGGCTTAGATTAATTGCAACAATACCTTACAAAGAAAAAAAGAAAAAGGGTGGTAATCCATTCTAGGAGATTTTCATGGATAATAATAAGTACAATGATAGTAGTAAAGTAAATAAAGAATGGTTAACTACAACTGATGTCGCTGAGTACCTGAACCTAAGTAGAGCCGCTTTATATAGAGTAATTAAATCAGATGAAGATTTCCCAAAAGGCTATTCTATATTAAAAACAAAAAGGCTTTGGAAAAAGCAAGAACTTGACGATTGGGTCTCTACTAAAAGTGAAGAGTAACTTTTGTGAACACTAGACCAAAATATGAAACAAGTGAAGACTTGAACAATGAGGGCAGTATTATTAACCATGTTTCAAATCTATGGAATGTGAACTTTAGTAAACTGCCTTTATCATATAAACTTGATTATGCCATGTATAGAAATAACTCTTTGATGGGGTTCTGCGAAATAAAACGGCGAAAGTACAGAAGATCAGATTTTGAAACTTATATTATATCTCTAGATAAAGTTATTAAGGCAAATCAATTATCGAATATCACAAATACAAAATCTATTCTGTTGGTATCGTGGTTAGACGGAATGGGTTGGATTAACTTAGACGAAGACTTCTCATGCAAGAGAGGTGGAAGAAATGACAGAAACGATTGGCAAGATGTAGAACCAGTATGTCATTTTAAAATATCAAAATTTAAAGATGTAAAAATGAAAGAAGAGATTAGTGTATGAGCGTATATATTAAAAAGGGTATTTATTATTACTCTCAATGGATACCAACCAAGTTACATGAGTATTTTACAAAGAAAAGATATGTGCATTGTTTACATACCAGAAACCAACAAAAGGCAGATGGCTTGGCAACAAAATATAAAAAAAGATATGAAGATGAGTTTTTAAATTTATATGCAAAAACATTTTGCATTAAAGATTATATTATTGAAAGTAAAGTAAAACCTAACAAAAAGTCTTTAAGCGATAAAACAGTAACAATAAAAAAGAAAGTAAATCCAAATATAAAAACCAAGCAAAAGAAAAGATTATATGTCAAAAGATTAAAAGGAGAACTTGGTTGTGCTTGTTGTGGATTTAAAGAAAATACAGATGTTTTGCATTTTCACCATATAGACCCAACAACAAAAATCGCCAATGTATCTAGAATGGTTGGTAAAAATCATTCGTTAGATAGGATATTGTTAGAAATACAGAAGTGTCGTTTACTTTGCATAACTTGCCATCATAAAGAGCATGGCATTAAGGATAATTATGTTTAAAGCAATGGCAATAATATGTAGCGTATGGATAGCTGATGGTAGGGCAAAACAAGGTTGCTTTACACATATGTTTGATTGGGAGTTTGAGACTAAGAAACAATGCCAGATGAGATTGTTTCAATACAAGTCAAAAGAGATATCATCTTATCACAAGATTATAATAGATGAGTGTGTTTATGTTGAAAAATCTTAGGAGTGAATAATGGAAAAACTTGTTTTATGTGATAGATGTCAAGTTTCAATGAAGAGATTTGGTGTCAAGTTTGACGAGGGCAGAGTTATGATTGCATATGGTTGCCCAATATGTTTGGTTAAAAAATTTGTAGAGGAAGAAGATGAAGAATGACAATGTAAACAGACCAAGGCACTACAGAAAAGGTAGTGTTGAGTGTATAGATGCCATAAAATCTGCTCTTGGAAATGGATATCAATATTATCTTCAAGGCAATGTTATGAAATATTTATGGAGACATGAGCATAAAAATAAAACAGAAGATTTGGAGAAAGCGTTTTGGTATCTAAAAGAATTAATTAAAATAAAGAAAGGAAAAAAATGAAAGCTATTAGTGAAGATGACGTACAGAAAGCCGTAGATTGGCTTAGAGATAATGCTGAGGCTTGTGCTAAAGCCAGAGCAACAAGAATATATTTAGAAGAATACAGAAAGTCTATCAAGGCATTGCTAATGAGCAAATACCAAGACTTGTCTGTCTCTGCACAAGAAAGAGAGGCTTATGCACATGATGACTACATAAGTCATTTAAAGACACTAAAAGAAGCTATATATCAAGATGAGAGACTTAGATTCTTTCGTGCCTCAGCAGAGGTCAAGATAGAGGCTTGGAGAACTCAACAAGCTAATATTAGAGCAATAAAGATATAAAGATGTCCCATCTGAAGATATCTACAAAAGAACTAGAATTGTTTGTCACAAGTATGAGAGTGTACTTGAGAAAGATAGACGAAGACCACCCACACCCTTATGCGTATAACCACCCAGTTTCTAAAGAGAAAAGATACCTTAATCAAACTATAGGTAAAATAGAAAATGAGATAAAGGTTAGATCAATGAGACCACATAAGGTTACAGTATAACCACAATCCCACTAGATTAAGTTACAAAACAAGAGAGGTATTTATGCCTCTCGCAGTAGAGCCCAAGGGATTGGGGTGGCGTTCTAGTACCTCCGTCTAAAAACGCAGGTGCGTGGGCTCACAGAGAGGGTCATCAAATCATGAACTTTTAGTGTACTTCTGTCATGCCGAGTCGGGCTGCGAGAAGACGGAGTATTAAAATCATGAACTTTTAGCTATCATAAAAGTTAAAGTTAACTTTTAACTTGCCTCTCTAAAACCAGCAGATCTCATCAAGATAAGCCCTCTTCTCATAAGGTCATTTATTCTGTCTCTTCTTATACGGATCAGATTTCTTCTTACCTTGTCTTCTATTCTTGGGTTTCTTTCTATTTCCTTAATTTGTCTTAACAGTCTGTTTCTTGCATTATCTATAGCCTTTAATCTTGGAACTATAGCTAATTGTTCTCTATTGTCCTCCAAAACTTCTTTCACCTTATCCGAGTCTCCAGATTTTCTTGCAATATCAAACCTTGCCATTATCGTGAATAACGCTTTTCTATTCTCTAAATAATTAGAAACATCTTCTCTTTCACTTGGAGATGCTATAACTTTTCTTGCAAATGGAATAGCTCTGGTTATGCTGCCTTCAAAGTCACCGTTGATAGCGTCAACTATTTCAAAAGGAGCTTCTAATGATCTTTGTACAAATCTACCAACACCACCAGTTGTATAATCAAACCAAAACTCCATAACATCAGGAGATAAATCTATAAAACCACTCTCTACGTCATCTCCTCCTGTTAAGCTATTAATTGTATTTGCTATTGTCTTTGCTGTGCCACTAGTACTTGACCAATATGCCTGACTGTCTGGAACAGGTCTAGATGCAAATTGTGGTGATTCTTTGAATATAGGGTCTCCTTTGTAGTCCTCGTTGATAGCGATACTAACAAAAGGGTCTACAACTGTAGGAGCTGCTAGGTTATAGAAGTTATCAAATCCACCAAATGGACTTAAACTTTCAAACATAGTTCCAAATATGCTTCTACTTGCTTCGCCCGGTGTGTACTCGCCCCTTGCTGCGCGGGACATAGCCCTACCCATATTAACTGCTATATTCATACCATAAGCTAAAGGTATGGTTATAAATTTGTCATCTGCTAAACCAAATGTAGGTAAGACAAAGTTATGCTCTAATATATATCTTGGAAGTTCATCATAATCTTTAATTCCATCTTCATCTTCATCTCCAGATAATAAAGAATTAAATGCATCTTGCATTAAACCATAAACAACTAAACCAGCCCATACTTTTCTAACTCTCTTTGACTTTGCCGCCGCATTAATAAGTGCCATAGAACCTTGTAATGACGCGTTGTAAAATAAATACCATGAGTTTAGAAATTGTTTTTGCTCTCCACCTTTTGCAAAGTTTACAGTTACGTTTCTTGCTGCTTGGGCAGCGCGGATAGGCGTAACCCCTCTTTTTATTAATGCAGTATATGTTGCAACACGAACACCATTCTCTACCGCAGTGTTATAATCATCTAAAAATTTACCCAACCATTTAAACTTATTTTTTACAACACCAAGCTTACCTTTTTTACTTGCATCACCAACATCTGATAATATGCCTTTTAAGTTATTCATTTGATCTTGCAGATCACTCATTTGGTTTGTTGCGTTCTTTCCTCCAGATTCTACAAATTTTAAATATTCTTTTGCCCAAAAGCCATCTTTATCTCCATCTCTTAAATTCTTAGCTATGCCTTTAACAGCAGGTAGTGCACTCTTAAGAATCTCTGATGTAATTCCTTTCTCATCATATTGCTGTATGTTAACACCAGCAGTAGCCAAATCTCTAGCAAAGTTTGGTATAACAAAAGAAGGGTTGTATGTTGTATTAATATTAGATAAATACCTGTTGAGCTTACCAAGGGCCCGGGTAAAAGAGCCAACACTATCTGGTGTCATAAAACCTTTCATAGCCCTAGCTATTCTCGCATCGTTAAAAAGAATGTATACATCTTTTCCGTTCTCTCTAACAACTAATACTCTTTTTCCTCTTTCGCTTTTATCTATATCAAATCCTTTAGCATCTCTATCTGGTATGTCATTAACATCAAAATAAACACTAGCTATATCTTGCATCATTCTTTGTTGTTCTAAATCAGCCTCTATATCTCCATCTGCTATGCCTCTAACTAAATTTAAAAAAGATAAACCAACTTTATTTCTGGCTGAGTCATTTATAGCTTTTTGATTTTGTGAAAATAAACTAGCAAGAATATCCCTAGCATAAAAATTAGCTATATCTTCTCTTACTCTTCCTTTTGCTTTCCTATCTGGTCTACCTCTAGCTCCAAATAAATTCTTTAAAACTCTAGGTTTATCAGCAAAGTCGTCTTTGTCTTCTTGATTTAAGTCCATATCACCTCTTAATGGAACATAATCATCATAAATCTTATCAAACTCTTTGCCTGTATTTGGATCAATAAACCTTTCTGGAATTAATCCGCCATCTCTTCTTTCTTGATTTGTGTTTGCAACTATTTTTCTAGCTAACGTTCTTATACCATCTTGTACAATATTTCCGTCTGCGTCAGTTACGCCAAATATTTTATTCTTTTCAGAATCAGCTAATGAGTCAATCCAACCAGCTATACTATTAGCCTCAGCATCCATCATCCCTGAAGCTTTAGGATTATTTAGTCTGGCATTTCTTTCTTTCGCATGCAGAGAATATAAGATCGTATCTGCTAATGCTAACTTATCATTATCATATACATCAGATGCCTGTTTAAAAAACGTAGACCTTGATCTGAGCTCATTTAACTTATCAGCACTTATATTTAAAGAGTTAATAACATCTGTCATTGGCTTATATAGATTTATTTGAGCTTTATCTATTTTATCTCCAGCCTTTCCATGAAAAACTTCTTCTTGCATATAAGTGTCAAATGCGTCAGATATCTTAACACCAGCTTCTCTTAACTTATCTAACATTGTTCCTATAGGAAGAAATCTATCTTGCGTCTGTATCAATAAATCTTGAGCAGCCTCTCTTATTCTGTCTTCTCCTATTTTCCCAAATGTGGCTATATTTCCTAATCTAGCTAAAACTTTCGACAAGTTATCATATCTTATTTTATCTCTTGTTTCATTTACGCCTTGTAAAGTAGAATCGCTAGTTGAAGTTTCTTGCTGATTCATTGCGCTTGTAGAAATACTAGAGTAATCGTATAATCTTTCTCTTGGAAAAGCCGTTTGAACAACCAAAACATTACTTTTTGCTAATCTAAGAGGTCTAATTGTCTCTCCAGTTTCTTCATTAACTTTATTTTCTGTAAAATCAATAGGCTGACCTTTAGGCACTCTTTTTAAAACTACAACTAACTGATATCTTTTTGGCCCTATACTTGGCACCTTGTTAAACTCTAATCTTGTATCTCTATCCAAAGGAGTAACGCCATAGTTTTTACCTGTCATTTGTTGTAACTGATATTTCTTTAAAGCATCTTCTATTATCTCTTCATATGTCTCTGGGCCATCTAAGATAACATTTCCATTCTCATCAGTTTGTTTACCAAAAACCTCCATAAGTTCTTGCGCATGACTTTTTTCACCTATATCAACCAGTTTACCAAATCTATTTCTTGCTCTAACAGTTCTTATAGCCTCTATATGCTCTTTACCAAAACCCTTATGTATATACGGGCCTTCCTGTACATTCTCACCAGAAGGAAATAAAACAGGCATATTTTCACGACCAAAGTCTAAAGATGCATATACATATTTATTAATTGTTTTGTCCTGATTATCTGCTGATGGAGCTGGTATAAATGAGTAACTTCTTTCATCAATTGATTGGTTAATATCATTTATTTTGTCATCACTAAGATTTTCATCTACAGGTATATCTCTTAGTTCTTCTTTGGTAAACTTTCTTTGGTAGTATCCTGAATTTTGTTCAGGCTCTCCAATACTTCCAACAGATGTTGATCTGGTATCTTTTCCACCAAGCCGTCTCTCTCTGTCTGCCTCGGGAAGTGCTTGTCCAATGGTTTCTTCATCTCTACCTCTTTTCTTTAAAAATGCTATTGCTGAATCAACATAATCGTTGTCAGAGCCCATGCCTGATGCAACGCCTATACTTTTAAATAATCTTTTTTCTGAGTACCAAAAAACCGCCTGTGCATCTGCTATTGTAATAGGTTTATCTGTTGTTCTATTGTAACCCTCCACAACTTCTCTAATTATATTTCTTAGATTTTCTCTTTCTATTCCGCCTCTTGGAGCCTCAGCTAACTGCGGTGTAAGATTTCTAGCTAATGACTCTGTTGCCAATATAAAGTCTGTGTTTTGTTTCTTTTGTGGTCTTGCTTCTTGATTTCTAGCTGCTCTAGAATAATCTCTTTGAAAAACTTCAGTAACTGTCATGGCAATAGCATCTACATCATCTGGGTTTCTAATTAAATCAACACCATGTTCTTCAGCTGCATCAGTTAATCTTTTCTTTTCATCGTCTGTACCATTTTCTATAACATTAGATATTTCAGATTTAACTCTATTTCTAGCTCTATCTAATGTTTTGTCTTGTGGAATAATAAATGGATGACCTGTTATACGGTTTACAAATCTCATAAACCATCTGTCCATAGTTAAATAAGAATAATCTCCAGATAAGTTTTGATAAAAAGAGCCTATTTTACTTCCAAAAATAAATGAATAAGGAACAATAGTATCTACACTTTCATTTGATATTCTAATATTTAATTCTTTTAATATTGGAAGGTTGTTTATTTCTGCAACGCTTATTTTTCTATTTAAAAACTCTTTAATATCAGCGTCAGTCATCTTCATTTCTGTTTTCATAAGATTGTAAGTTTTGAAAGACTTAACCATTCCTGATGCTTGTTTTCCATAACCTTTTTCTAAAAATAAACCTGTGTTTTTCCAATTTTCATACTGTTCTGATAATGCTAAGTTTTGTTCAGTAACAGCAGCTCCATTAGAAGATATTGCCAATATTAAATTAAATACTGATTCAGCATCTTTATCTGTTAATAACTCTGGATATTCTAATGCGTAAAGCTTTTTTGC